CAGGACACTCCTGTGGTGGCCAAAGCTCAAAAGTGGGGATATTCTTTAGATTTGGAGCATTATCTGGCTCCAGATAGTTTAGAGAGGTGCGAAATTCCAGACGGACAGTTTCTGCCTATTGGTAAGTTGAAGGAGAAACCAGGGCGCGCGACGAAGACGAATGTCTTCCCTTCGCTTGTGGCTGAACATTTGCCACCGAGCTCGAGCATTCCAGCTAAGCTCACTCCTTTTTGGAAGGATGATGTTCTGTTAGACCCAATTCAAATAGGGTTGAAGAAGGCGGGGGTACCTTGTGTCACATTGGATCAGACACGAGTGGACATGTGCGTGAGAGACTTTTCTCAGGTGCTACAGGTCAACAAGAACCAAGGACTTTGCAGGATTTTGACAGAGAAGGAGATGATCCAAGGAATTGAGGGAGAAGATTTTGCTCCTGCTATCCGGCGCACAACATCGCCCGGTTACCCTTGGAGTTTGTGGAATGGAAACCAATCTGGCAAGTCGAAATGGCTAGGACATGACGAATTCAAGTATGACTCAATGCTCAAGGATGCAGTTGACGAGCGTGAGAGATTGGCCAAGATGGGAGTCAAAGGAGCGACTTTTTGGGTTGACACTCTGAAGGATGAGAGAAGACCACGCGAGAAAGTCATGGCAGGCAAGACGCGTGTTTTCGCCGCTGGACCACAGGATTTCACGCTTCTTTTCAGGAAGTTCTTTCTGGGATTCATCGCGAACACGGAGGCAAACAGGATCGAGAATGAGATCTCTGTTGGGACCAATGTCTATTCTTTCGATTGGGCTCGTACTGCAGCAAAAGTGAGTCGAGTAGGTGACAAGGTGATTGCTGGTGACTTCAGTAATTACGATGGGACGCTACAACCTGCCATCTTGCAGGCTATACTAACGTGCGTCCAGGACTGGTATGATGACGACGAGGAGAACCAATTGGTCAGAAGAGTCTTGTGGAATGATATCGTAAATTCGATTCACATCTGCGAGGACAATGTGTACCAGTGGACTCATTCGCAACCCAGTGGTTGCCCGATGACTGCTATCCTCAACTCCTGTTACAACTCTTTGTCGATGAGGTATGTTTATCTTCTCTGTGCTGAGAAGTACAGCCCTGAGATGGCGACGATGATGGACTTTGCGAACCATGTTTCTATGGTTTCGTACGGGGATGATAACATTATCAACGTCTCAGACGCTGTCTGTGAGTGGTTCAATCAGATCACCATGGCAGAAGGATACAAAGAGATTGGAATGGAGTATACAGATGAAGCAAAATCGGGATCACTGGTGAGGTGGAG